CCAAACTACCAATGGCTGTTGAAGCCCCTGGCTGGAGGTAGGCGTTGCCGGGTGAAGATATTCCTGTGAAATACCGCCTGGTATCCGTGTTCAGGTCCGTTAGGGCTTGCTGTTTGTTTGGCCCAAACATCCCCATGTTCATGCACTGCTCCTGGGTACCGTCATACTCTCCGTACTCAGGTCCGCAAATAAATAGCTCTGCATTAACCGGCACCAGGAGGGTGTTTGCCCCGCCGTATTGCCACTTTTCAACCGTTATGGTACTTGTCCCGGAATTGTCCTCAATACTGGCTACTCGGCCCACAATCTTTTTGGTCTTAATAAATACCAACCACCCCTCCTCCACATCCCCAATATCATCTGTGGTGGTTAGGGTTGTTATTGTGCCTCCCGTGACTGTGCCAGACACCCGATCCTTTGGCAGGCCCTTGCCGTCCAGGGGGTCGTAGGGGAAATGCTCACTACCAAACACCGTTTCACAAGTACGGCCTTGTCTCCGCAGGGCTGGGCGGGTCAATTCACTGAACCCAGCACTGATCTTCGTGCTGCTCAACTCTTCATATGTGGGAGCCTGGGAAATCCATCCCCACCAATAGGGGCTGGCCCAGGTGCCTATCTGATTGTATTCGGTTGCCAGATCCGGGAATAACCTGCAAACGGCCACTTCAGCTTCATGCCACAGAATGCCCTGGTTGACTTTGTTTTTAACCATCCCATCCGTATTGTCCAGGGTCATGTTGATAGAGGAATCCTTATACCCAGCCACAAACGGCAACGGGTCCATGCTGACTATTCTGGGGTCATAGACTATTCCACCAGCATTGAGGATTTCCGTCACCGGGGCTGAACTCCAATACAGGTATTCAGTCCGGCTCAGTTTGATCCTCACCAGATCAATATAGTTTATGCCCCCTGTGGCCAGGGCCGTTTCTATTTCAGCTGTGATGGTTAATGCCATTTAACTGCGATCCTCTGTAAATATAAGCTCTGCAATATTGTGTAAAAGCAGGGCATTTATGGTCCAACTCAAATTACCCAGATGCTTCACCAGGTACCGGCCCACTTCATCATCTGCGGAATCGTCATAGCCAGGGTCAGTGTTTTCCGCTGGGTTCCAATAATAAAACGACTCGTTTCCGGCCTCTTTTCTAGCGGTCAAAAACCGCATGATTGCTACAAATTCAGTGGCTGTAAAATCCCGATAGTTTAAAACAACCCGGAACGAGGCTGTTCCCATCCGACTACGGCTTCGGCCTGTGAGGTCATAGCCGGTAAAGGCCACCTCATGGAGGGCTGTTTTTGTAATCCCCCCACCCAAGTCAACCTGGTTTTCCTCATACTTTATACCGGCCCCACCGGGGTAATTACCCTGCCAGATCCATTTTGGTACGCTCATACGTAGTCGCTCCCTGTTATTTCGTTGCTCAGATTACGTAAATCGTTATCCATTGAAACCCCTACAATTCCCCCGCCCTGGGCCAGACTCTCCTGCACCACTACTACCCCCGGCTTGGTTGTGAGGGCTGTCATGGCCTGGGAAATTTCCATCATCACATTACTTTGATCTGTGGTGTGCATTGGATTAAAAGCCGTTCCCTGTGGCCCTAAACCAGTCCCTCCTCCACCGCCTCCACCGCTCAGGGCCATGCTCGCAGCCCCACTTGTTATCCCTACAGCGGCCCAGGCAGCAGCAGCCCTGAAGTATCCTGGAGCCAGGGAAGCTGTTAATGGATTAGCAGCAGCCGAAAGCCCCTTTGCAAATTGGGTGGCAGCCTCTACGATTGCCATTTGACTCAATGAGGAAATAATGCTCAGGCTCATACGTTTAAAAGCCTCTGCAAAAGTAGATTGACCAGAAACAGCCATTCGGAAAGCCTCACCCATTCCTGATATTGCTGTTCCTAACAAATCAAACTTATTGGTTAATCCCTCTGTTACCTCACCCCAGACAGTGATACCTGTTTCGTCGGGGGTTGGAAACACCCATGTTTCTGCCGGTAATTTTGGCTTCCACAATTCTTCACCCAGCCCTGTTTGATCTGTTAGTGAACCTCCCAGATGAAATTGCTCTGCATAGCCCTTTTGTTCAAAAAGGGTGCTGGGCATTGCATAGCCCGCAGGAAGTTTGCCAGGGGTCCGCATCATTCCCATCAAATCTTTTTTATCCTGCTGGGTTTCCCAAGCCTGCTGGAACTCCCCGGAGAGTAACCCGGTGTAATCAGTGGAGGTAGGAATCACATTTTTTACGGCATCTCTTAATGTGATAAAAGCCTCCGCCATCTCTAAAGCCTTTTGAATGGTAGGATCAAGGGCTTCCTTTGTAAACGATTTATGATCGGCGGCTAATTGAACAATATCCTCAGCGTAATTCTTTACCAATTCATCAAGACCTACTCCTGATTTGGTAAGAATATGGATCATATCACTCTCTTCTTTCAACATCTCGGTATAATCCATAATCCGAGCCATACCATCTGTAACTTCAAGGCCAAATTTCTTCAATTGAGGAGTAAGCATTCCCGTTAGATCACCAAACTTGGAATACACCTTCTCCATTGTCATACCAGACTTATTAAATTCTTCTGACAAGGTAACATTCAACTGTTGAGCGGAAAGGGTAAAAGTATTAAATTCTTTTTCCATCCGCTTATATTCATCCGCAGCCTGAAAACTACCACCCAAAACTTTAAGAGCATTTGCCTGGGTGTTGATTCCCCCATTCCTTTCTAACATAGCCGGAAACCGGGCACTCTGCTCCATGACTTCATTAATTCCCTGTAACAACCTTCCGAGAGGTGCTTCTACTCCAGTGAGGCTTTTTGCCATATTGTTCCAAAGCCGTTCCCACTCAAAAGCAAAAGTCCCTCTGAACTTTTCAAGGGCTGTAAATGTATTCCCAGCAGCTATTCCCATTCCTTCCAAGGCTGCCGTAAATCTACGACCCCCAGCTTCAGAAGCCAAAACTGCTATGGAGTTAAACGCCTCCACCGAACCAAACAAATTAATCTGAGCCTGTATGTTTCCTTCAGTGGTTGTAATTAGTTCTTTTAGGAACCCTTCAAGCCCTTTGGCCTTCAGCCCTGCAACGCTGAAATCAATTCCTAATTGCTTTGCGGTTTCCGCTGCTTTGCCCTGGGGTTTGGCTATGTTGGCAAATACCTGTTTCAACCCACTCATGGTTTCTGTTGTGGCGATACCGGAAGCCGTAAGGGTGGCTACCGCTGCATTCAGCTCTTCAAACGTGACTCCAATAGCCGCTGCCGTTGCCAGTACCCGGCCAAATGAACCGGCCAACTCACCGGCTGTGGTTTTACCCCGTTTGATTGTCTCAAACAATATGTCCGAAACCCATCCCACTTTATCCGCCTCCATACCATAGGAGTTTATGGATGTGGTGAGCAAATCAACTGAACTCAACAAATCAGTAACACCGGCCTTGGCAAACTTGGCTGCATCTCCTAAAAAGGCAACTGATTTATTAACCTCTATTCCGGCAGAAATAACCTGGTATAAGGCTGAGGCTTTTTCAGTCATGGTCCCGTAGGCCCCACTAAGTTGGGTCATACCTTGCTGAAGGGATTTAGCCGAAAATTTGGTTTCATCAAATAGGGTTTTCACCTCGGCAAATTTTGTTTGAAACTGTATAGATTGTCTGGCCCAACTTGCAAAAACGCCCCCGATGACAGCAGCCCCCATTGCGATTCCCAGGTAACTCACAACCCGGCTGACCCGCTGAACGGCTGCCCCCATTTTTTTGAAAGAGGAGACAGTCCGAGTCCCGGTTACCCCCACTTGCTTTTCATAGTTCTTGACCAAAGCCTGAGAACGGGCTACGCCTGCTTGCATCTCTTTTGTATCTGCCCCAAAATGGGTTACCAGTTCGCCTATATCCATTTTAATCTCCTGCTATTCCAAACAGCCTTTTAATCGCCTTTGTTATTTCTTCTTTGCTCTGTCTACGTTCCTTTTTCTTAACGGCTCCTAAGCGTTTTCTTCTCATATGATCTAAACTTAAATCTTTCCATTCCACCGGGTTTTCATTCCCGTCCATCAACCCTCCGGCCTGTGCCTGGGTCAACCTGGTAAAGGTGGCCTGAGCATCCTGTTCCGAATAGCCCCAGGGCTCAACCTCACTGTATAACTTCCAATCCATCCATTGCCGGGCTGTCAACTCCTCCAGTAACTTATCTGGGTGGGAGTAGCCCAAGGCCAGGGCCAACCGAAATTTTAATCGACTTCCTTCTCGGTAGATAAGTTTTTTCTTGCCCTCTCTAACGCCTCTTTAGCAACACTATTTGCATCCTGGGCGGCATCGTACATTTCCTTAATCACACCGGCCTCTAACCTATCCAGCAGGGCAAACTCTTCCGGTTTATATTCCTGTACCCCTTTTTCATTACATAAACAAATTACAATCCACTTGGCCCGTAGGGAATCCTGCCGTTGTTCAATGATCATGTTGCCGTCACCTTGATCCACCAGCTTGGTTATCAGGTGCTCGTAATCTTCAAGGTCTTTTCCGTTTATCTGTCGAAAGTACACAAAGGCTTTCAGGGATTCAATATATTTCTTTATCGGTTTGGGGGAAGGGATTTTATCTAAATCGGCCCTGCCAAACACGGGGGTACTCACAGCTACCTCTGCCGGGTTTATTTCTGTTACTACTGTTTTTTTCTCTTCTGTCATTGATTAATCTTTTCTAGCCTCTGATTAAGGCTGTTCATTGTTTAAGCGGGTGTTGCCGAAGCTGACCCGGAATTAATAGTTGGATTACCACTAATTTTAATGGTCATGTTAGCTTCAATTACACTGGTTATTTCCAGGGGTAAACCCAATTCAGTAAGGAACCCTTCAAACTCAATTGTGGTGGAGTCTGTGTCTGGTAAAACCAGCTCGTAATTCACCAGGGCATCCGAATCGAAGTCAGCCTTCATTTGTTCGTATTCATCCCTTGAAAATCTCACCACCAAAGGAATTGTCCCACCATCCCGAAAGGTTGGCAGGAAGGTTTTATATCCGTTGGTAGCATTTAGAAGGGTTGTCTCAACTTGATCCCTGGTCATCCCAGGACCACCCACTGAGCGGACCCCGACAATCTCTTGCCAGGAACCATCGTATCGTCTTATTTGAGCACCCATTGCGGTTGCTCCGTCTGCTAGTGTAGTCATCTTTGTTCTCTCCTTTCTTTAGTATTTATTTAATTACCCGGCGTTGCGTTGCAAATCGAAATTGAGAATCCATCTCGCCCGATTATTCTCATCCCAATCCAGCAGGGCAATATCCCCTGCACAGGTAATTATTCCGTAAAAGGTACTGTTCCAGGTCTCGTTTGCCCGGCCCTGAAGCACAGCCCTTATACTATCCAGCAGGTTCCATCCAGCCACATAACTTCGGTTTCTAACCCTGATTTGTATGCCTGAATGTTCCCATCGTATAGTTCTATCAAAATATAAATCAGCCCCCGGTCCTGGGGTATCAAATATTGTCACCGTATTAGCCGGTGAAGCGGGTTCCTTGCCTATAAACAAGTCAGTTGCAAAGGTCAAGGCCAAACTGGACTCCGCCAATAATATATCTTTAATATCAACACTTGGAGCACTCATTTTTTGCTTACCCCCTTCGGTATCTTTGCATTCTCCCTAACCGTTCTCAAAATGTTGTGACGTTCCCGGAACACTGCGGCCACTAACCATTTGGCCCCTGCCCCTGGGCGTTGGAAATTAGCCCCCACATTTTCATGAGTGTAAGTAGCGTAATGGGCAGACCATCCAAGAGTCACATAAGGTTCTTTTTGTTGCTTGGCTATTTGGGTATATTCCGTGGTCAGGGCTTTATGCTGGGCTTTCATTTGAGCCGTTTTAGTACGGGCACCTGGACCAGAATGAGTAAAAACCCCTAGTTGTCCGCTACCCATTACCGTTGCCCCTCCTTTACTGGTAACCAAAAACCTGCTAGCCCGCAAATTCCCCCACTCCACTGGAATAGTAGGGCTTGTTTTTTCCACACTTTGCATAATCAGCATAGCCCCCCGGATAAGCCCTTCCAATGTCCGGCCCTCTATAGCCTTTACTTGCCTGTTCATGCTTTCAAGAACCCTTCGGCCCCCTGTTACCCTCATCATATCTGACTCCCTGAACCCAGATAAGCGGTCCGTACAAAGTCATCCGTTTCAAATACCATTGGCACCTTTTGCCACCGGATAATTCGCCAGGCTCCGTCCACCGTCATAGGGTTGTCCTCCTCAGAGGAATCCAGATCATCCAAGGTACCCAAAAACATATAACCTTCGTACTCCAAATCATCATTTACCAGGGCGTTTGCACTGGACACGGCTTCCTCTCCATTATCGCTTTGGACTATTTCGGTTTTATCCGTCCACCGGCACAACACCTCCACAGGATCAGGCCATACCTTGCTCCCGTACCCGTCATTGGTGCCTGGCCCCCAGTAGACGGCGGTTTGTACTATGAATTCTGCTACTACGTCTTCAATATCGCCCATAATATTTACTCAAAACTTGTTACAGCCGTTATACTTGCCCGTTTACCACTGACCTGGTCCCGCATCTTTCCTGTGGTATCCATTGCCAGCACCATTTGTCCGTATGGGGTTGTTTCCAGTCCCATTGCTGATTTCCCCATGTATTCAATACTCGCCCCACCAGCCCCGGCCTTGGCAGGCATACGTTTCAGGGTGCAGGCTATCAGGTGGGCCGTGAGCCAACACTCTATGTCCTCTTTTAGGGTGTCCTCCAAGGTTGTGTCTGACCCCAGGATTTCATCCACCATTAAACTGGCTGACTCTATGAATTTGGTCACCGCTGCATCAGCCGGGACACTTTTCATTATCAGGGTTACGTCTGCAATCGTTGTTCTAACTGCCATTTATTTCCTCCTGGCCTTCCACAGCTTCGGGTCTATGAAACTCAAAGCATCGCTGTTCCATTCCAGTCCCAACCAATCAATAGTTTCCATCATTTGGCTATAATCCCCGGCAACCATCCGTTCAGGCCAAACCACTTTACAATTCATCCCGGCCTGTATCATTTCAACAAACCGATCCTCATGCTGATGAATCCACCACAGCCACCCCTCGGCTTCTGTTTTGGCTCCCACGGCCCTCTGTATTTGTGTCCTGGCATATGCCCGCATGAACCCCGTACGCATACAACTGTTGATAATGTCGGGCGGTCTCCGGCGAACTATAATCCATTTGGCATCAGGGAAAGCATATTGCCAAATTGGCCAGGTTAAACAGGCTTTAGCCCCTTTGTAAAACCACGGGCCATCCTGCCAACCCTGTTCCCGGAACACTCCTTCAACCCGGTCTTTCCAGTTTGTTGGAATAACCAACCCCTTCACATTAGGCAAAGGATACTGCCCCATTGAGTCAGCCCCGATCTGTTTTAGGTAGGGCTTCACAATGGATTGCCTCACAACTGCATTCTCAAACATC